TCAACGGGAGTGGCCGGAGGAAGTTCGGCGACAGCGTGACATGCGAGAACAGCCGACGCCGTGGAGCGTTCCACGGTCGCACTATCTGAGAGACACGCAAACGGGGAGGACGGATTTTGAGCACTGAGTTGACGTTTCTGGTGATAGGCAAGCCGGTCGGTCAACCGCGGCACAGAGTGAGCACGATCGGCGGACGTGGCAGATTGTATTTGCCAAAGTCGCACCCGGTGCACGGATACAAGGCCGCGATCAAGGCAGCCTTTACCGCCGTGGCTGGGGATTGGGAAACGATAACCGGACCCGTTCAGTTGTCGGTTCACTGCCGGTTTGCAATGCCGAATTCATGGAGCAGAAAAAAGCGATGCGAACTGCAAGGGACATTGCACGACTCTAAGCCTGACGCAGACAACGTTGTCAAGGCCGTCAAGGATGCGTTGACAGACGCTGGTGTATGGTTGGATGACAGCCAAGTAGCTTTGGAATTCGTGAGCAAACGTTGGTCGATAATGTCGCAAACAGAGATCCGGATTCGCAAGTGCGATCCGGGCGAATGACCTTTAACAGTGAGGGAATACGGACAATGAAACGCAAACTACCACAGGTCGCAGCACTCCCGCATGACGCACCCGACATCCCGGAGGCAACGCCGGAAAACCTGCTACCGGAAAAGCCGGAGGGGTACAGTCGGTTGGTGATTGGACGCGCGGCAGGCGAATCAATCGTGATCGACTGCAACGGGGTGCAATTGACGGTTGCAGTTGTGCAAATCAATCCACAGCGGACGCGACTGGCAATCGTGGCACCACGTGACGCACACATTCTGCGATCGGAGCTGCAGGAGGGCGAATATGGTCGGCGATGAACGCATGGCGGCTACGCTGAAAACGTTGGCGGTCGGCGAATCCTATCGACTGCCTTCACGGTACCGGGCAGATTTGACGGTGCGTAAGATGTTGGCGTTGACGGGATACCGGTGGACGATGATTGAGGTGATCACGCCAAAGACGGGCAAGACGCAATTCACAGTCACGAGGGCAGAATGAGCGAGAACATTTTCGCCCCGTTTTTCGGGGCCGTCGAGGACGGAGCAAGGGAACGCGAGGCGAGGGAATACGGGCGCGACGGACCACACAGCCGGTGGGATCCTGGGGAAATGCCGTGGACGATCCCGCGGCGAATCCATAAGGACTACCGTGAGCGATTGAGTAGTGATCCGATTGATTGGCCGACGGTCGGCGAATCAGGTTTGATGAGTGAGAATGGGAGTAACGACGAATGAAAATCACGAGGGGTAAGCAGCAGAGACCGCGACGCGTCATGCTGTACGGCACACATGGCATCGGGAAATCATCATGGGCCGCGCAAGCGCCGGACGTGTTGTTTCTGAATTTGGAGGACGGGTTGAACGACATTGACACAGCAAAGACAGAGCACCTGCGAACGCATGCAGACCTGATGGGTGCGTTGTCGTGGTTGTTCGCGAACGCAAACCACGGATTCAAATGGATTGCGATTGATACCGTCGATTGGCTGGAGTCACTGATTCACAGTGAAGTGGCGGGCAAGGCTGGGAAAAAACACATCTCCGAGATCCGCTACGGCGAGGGTTACAAATCCGCGATGGCGTTGTGGGAGAACCTGCTGGATGGTTTGGACCAGATGCGGCGCACGCAGAATGTCGGTGTGATTCTGCTGGCACATGCGGCGGTGCGTAAACACAATGACCCGACGGCGGATTCTTACGACCGCTACCAGCCCGCATTGCACGAGACCGCATCGGCACTGATTCAAGAGTGGTGCGATGAGGTCCTGTTTGCTTCGTACCGCGTGTACACTCGCAAAGAAGATCAGGGGTTCAACAAAGAACGCACCATTGCGAGCGGTGCGAGTGAGCGTTATTTGCGGTGCGTGGAGACTCCGGCAGCACTGGCCAAAAACAGATTGAACATGCCGGGGGAGATCGAGTTTCACTGGGCAGCGTATTCCCAGTATTTTGCAGGTGTGTCAGCAGAAGTGAAGGGTTGATGAGTCATGGCGAATCTTTCTGATTTGGATATGAACAACGTGCAGGCACAGCCTGTGCGACGGCTGTTGCCTGAGGGTGATTATCAGGCGGTGATTGTTGACAGCAAAATGAAGGCGCCCAAAAACCCGAAGCCGGGCAATGGGGACATGCTGGAGTTGACACTGGAAGTGCAGGCACATCCCCAGTTCAGCGGCGCAAAGTTGTGGGACAATTTGTGCATCCGTCATGCAGGGACGGCTGGCACGATTGCACTGCAGCGGCTGAAGGCGATCATGGACGCGTTTGGGTTGCCAAAAATTACGGACAGTCAGCAGCTGCACAATCGACGGCTGACGGTGACAGTGGTTCATCGCGAGCACGATGGCGAAATGAAGGCACAGGTCAAAGGCTACTCGCCCGAGCGTTGGACCGATCAGCCACCGATGCAGAAAAACTACGCGGCACCGTCTGCAGGTCCTGCGAATCCGTTCGGCTGATGGTCGTGTGTTGAGGCGTTACAAGACCCGGCAGCGGTCAACGCTGCCGGGTGTTTTGCGGGAGGGGTGGTAAGTGGAAGCGAGATGGTACCAGGCAGAAGCAAACACAGCCGCGTGGCAGTACATCACCGACGGGCGAGGGAATCCGCTGATCGTCCTGCCAACCGGAGCAGGCAAAAGCATCGTGATTGCCCTGCTGATCCGGCAGGCCGTCGAGTGGGGGCAGCGTGTCTTAGTCGTGGCACACCGCAAAGAGTTGCTGCAACAGAACGCAGACAAAATCCAGAGACTGACCGGGTTACACGTCGGGATCAATTCCGCCGGACTGAATGAGCGGGACATCGACAGCACGGTGATATGCGCGGGGATTCAGAGCGTCTATCGTGACGCGGCGGAGTTTGGGAAACGTGGTCTGGTGGTGATTGATGAGGCACACCTAATCAGCGACGACGGCGGCAGTATGTATCGGCAGTTCTTGGACGGACTTCAACAGCACAACCGCAGGCTGTTCTGCGTAGGGCTGACGGCGACACCATACCGCACCGGTGAGGGATCGTTGGCAGGTGACGGCAAGCTGTTCAGCGGGATTTGCTACGAGGCCAAAACCGGGGCGTTGATTGAGGCGGGATTTCTGTCCAAGCTGACGAACAATCCGGCAGACAGTCAGGCCGATCTGAAGAATGTCAAGGTCCGCGGCGGTGAGTTTGTTGCAGCCGAGATGGAGGCCGCGTTCACGCATGACGCGATCATTCACGCAGCCGTTTGCGAGTTGACAATTGCCTGCGAGCACCGCAAATCCATTCTGGTGTTTTGTGCGGGCGTCCATCACGCGGAACAGGTGTCACTCGCCCTGCGGGATCTGACAGGGCAGGAAGTCGGATTGGTGACAGGCGAGACGCACGCAATGGAGCGTCAGCGGGTGTTGAGCGACTTCCGCAACGGCAGTCTGCGGTGGTGCGTGAACGTGGACGTGCTGACAACCGGATTTGACGCGCCAGGAATTGACGCCGTGGCTGTCCTGAGGGCTACCATGTCACCCGGTTTATTCGCTCAAATTGTGGGGCGTGGCCTTCGGATTTCTCAGGGCAAAACGGACTGTCTGATTTTGGATTTTGGTGGCAACCTGCAGAGGCACGGGGCACTCGACGCGGATGATTACGGCATCAGCAAACCCCGCAATTCAGACGGCAGTGAGGCACCGTCGAAGGTCTGCCCGAAGTGCAAACAGGAAGTTCATTTGTCCGCCGTCAAGTGCAGTGAATGCGGGCACATATTTGTCCGCCAGATGGATCAGGGGCCGCGGCACGGCGATGAGATCGACACGACTTCATCTATCGTGGGAGCACCGGAGCCGCAATGGTACGACGTGCAGGAAGTCAATTGGCATCTTCACGCGAAGAAGTCCACACCCGGCAAACCGCCTACGCTGTGCGTGTCGTACTATGTCAGCGACGACACAATGCCTGCCGGCAATCTCGGCTGGATCGTGGTGCGTGAATGGGTGTGTTTCGAGCACGAAGGATTCGCGCTATCGAAAGCGTTTGCGTGGTGGGATGCACGCAGCGTGTTCCCGTTCCCCGCGAGCGTGGCGGAAGCAATCACGGCACTCAATCATGGGTCATGCCGGAAGCCGTCGCGGTTGCTGGTGAAAAGGGAAGGCCAGTGGGATCGGATTGTGCAGGCTGAGTTCAGCGAGGAAAAGCCGACGATGATTCGGGAACTGACGACAGCGGTGAATGAGTTTGGTGAAGATTGTCCGTTTTGATTTTTTTGGAGGGTGTGACGATGACAGAACGAACGTGTGAGAATTGCAGGTGGTGGGAAAACGATCAGCACGCGATTGGCGTGTGTTTCCGGCATGTTCCAATGGGCAATTTGGGCGCACCAAAGACTCACGCAACAGACCGCTGCGGGGACTGGCAGGACAAAAACATTACGCCGGAGCAGGAGGAACGGCGGCAGTTTGTGCGGCAGATATTTCTGGCGATGACTGCATCAGAATGGGGTGCCAGCTACAGTGAGGATGATATGTGGAAACTCGCTGCAAAACTGGCAGCAGCAGAACCACAGATTCAGAGGGAGAATGAGCAGTGAGCGACGAAAGCTGTAATCAGGCACTGGCGGCATACGCTGGTCGAATGATTAGTGTGTGTGGGCATTTATCGGATTACGGGGACCGTATTCAGGAGTCACAGCAGGTGAACAGCGAACAACAACAGCAAGGCGATAGCGATCCGGAGAACGCGGAACTTCAGCAGTTGCGCGATCAGGTCCTGGCGTTGACGCTGGAACGCGATCGATACCAGTCATGGCTAAAGGACCACCACAAAGCCGGGCAGCAAGCGATTGTGGAGGCACTGCAGGCGTGGCTGCGTCCAGTGCTGGAGGTGGTTTCCGATCATCCCGACGACACCAGCATATTGGCTGTTTCCGTGCTGGAATTCCTGCCGCAGATTGCATCGCGGCTGATTGAGGAATAGTGATCGACTGGCGTTGATTTGCGTGGTAGGATGCGCGTGGCGGTGTAGCAGACCGTCACCAAATTAGAATTCCCGGCGCGTTGCCGGACCAGACCCACCCGTTTCGGCTGCTACCCGAGACGGGTGGGTTTTTGTTTGGAGCAGGTCATGGAATACGGACGTGTGCCCGAGGAACTCAAAAGCCTTCGGCGGTGGATGTTGTGGGATGACAGGAAGGGCACCAAGGTGCCATTGCAGTGCACAGGAGCACCAGCGAAGAGCAACGACCCGAGCACGTGGAATGACTTCGCAGCGGTGGACGGACGACCGAAAATCGCGACTGTGATTGAGGAACCTTACACCGGGATTGACCTGGACAACTGCCTGGACGAACACGGCACACTCCGCGAATGGGCGTTGCCGATTGTTGCCAGACTCTGCGGCGTGGCGTATGCCGAGATTTCCCCGAGTGGACGGGGGATTAAATTCATCACGAAAGCACGCAAGCCCGAGGGCAGCCAGTGCGTCCACAAGATCGGCGGCGAGAAGGAGCAGATTGAGTGTTACGACCACGGCAGATTCTGGACAGTCACGGGGGACGTTTACGCCGATTGCGACAGCATCGCAGACGGTCAGAAGGCGGTCGATTGGTTGTGTGCGGAGTATTTGACGCCCAAACAGCCGGAGGCCGTCAGACGCGAGCCTGTGCGATCTGCGGGGCCAGTCCAGTCGGACAGCCTGCAACGGCGGGCCGTGGCGTATGTCTCGACTGTTCCGGGTGTGCTGGAGGGTGGGCGACAGGCTGCGGCGTTCCAGTTGAGCGGGCATTTGCACGCAATGGTGGACGGGCACGGCGCGAGGTTGAGTGAGGATCAGATTGCGGATCTGGTGGCAGACTGGAATCAGCGGAACATGCCACCGCTGCCAGAGGCGGAGTTGGTGCGGGCCGTCCACAATGGCGGCACGAAGGGCACTCCGCGACCGGACAAAATTCCGCAGGCAATTCCGGAGGTTGAGATTGATCTGAGTTTTCTGGAACCGCCACGGCTGGCCACGACGGAAAAAACGGCGACCGGAACCGGAAGCCTTCCCCCGGAACTGCTGCAGATTCCTGGACTGATCGGCGACATCATGCGGTACAACCTGGCAACCGCGCATTTTCCCTTGCCGGAACTGGCACTGGCCGGGGCGTTGGCGTTGATGAGCACGATCACAGCGGGCAAGGTGATTGACAAACTCAGGACCAGAACCAACCTGTACATCATGGGCCTTGCACCGTCTGGGGGCGGCAAGGACCATGCCCGCAAGCTGAATCGGCAAATCCTTCGGCAGGCCGGGCACGCCGAAGTCGTGGGGCCAGAGCGAATCGGCAGTCATGCCGGGATTATCAGCACCATGTCAGAGCAGTGGTTGACGCTGTTTCAGCTGGACGAAATCGGGCATTTGGTCATGGCAATGCAGGACCGGGGCAGTCCGCATCTGGTTCAGATTTCCGCCGTGTTGATGCAGTTGTTTTCCAGTGCCGACGGCGAATGGATTGCCGACGCCTACGGCGACAGGAGCAAGGTCAAGCGGCTGAGTTTTCCCCACCTGATTCTGTACGGGACCAGCGTTCCCGAAGGGTTCTGGGAATCGTTGACGGAGGACAATTTGAAAGGCGGACTGATCGGCAGGTGCCTGGTGTTTGAAGCCGGTAAGTACGTGCACTTTCAAGAGCCGAACGAAATCGAGATTCCGGCGAACATCATTGACCGGGTTCGGTGGTGGATGGATTTGCAGCCCGGTTCGGGCAACCTAGCGGACATTCAGCCCGGAGCAAATCCGCGGCGGGTTGAGCGCGACGAGGCAGCGCAGCGGAGACTGCATCAACACATGCTGGACATCAGCGAACGGCGAATGTCTGAGGAGCCAGTTCGGGCGGCGTTGTGGAGCCGAGCCGGCGAGAACACGAACAAGCTGGCGTTGCTGTTTGCGTGTTCGCGTTGCAAGTGCGAGGACTGGCCGACGATCACACTGCAGGACGCAGACCTCGCAATCAAACTCAACAACTGGCTAACGCGCCGGAAGCTGCTGGCGGCTGACAGGCACGTCAGCGGGTCTGATTTCGGGCGGATGGTCAATTCCATGAGGAGCCTGCTCCGCGAGCGTCCTGGCGAGGCGTGGAGCCTCACAGCGATTACCCGGAGAACACGCAAGCTGACACCACGGCAACGGCAGGATGTTTTGCAAACGCTGATTCAGTGCGGGGACATCCTGCAGGAAACCCGAGACGTGAACGGGCGGACGATCGTTGAATACAAGAGCGGGGAGTTATCAGATTGACAAGTGGCATGGAATCACATACAATTACACCACCGGAAGCAAAGTGCTTTCGGTGGTGTTTTTATTTGAAGGAGTGAATGATGAAAGAGCAGTTGCGCGGCGACGATTTGATGCGGGAAGTGTTGTCGGAATTGAGGTGGTTGCGTGAGCATATTGAAGGCATGACGCCAGAGTGTGTGACGCAGGAAATGGTGAAGATCAAGACCGCAAAAAAGGAATCGCGAATCGAAAATCTGTTGCAGTCGAATCCGGACAAGGCGTTTACGCTGACCGACATTTGCAGGAACTGTCGGTCAGTGCCACCGGAGCGACGGGTGATGATTCTGGACGAACTTGTGGCTGATGAAAAGGTCACGCGAAGGCAGTACATGGTCAACGGGCGTGAACACTGCACATACCAGTGGGCGAACAAACAGACAGCAAATCCAGCCTGAAACACCTGGGAGCGTCTTGCAGCCGCTTGCGC